GACCTGAAACTTCTTGATATCTATCTGAACCTATTTGTGAAAGCACTTCATCTGAGCCTTGCCCGAATGGTCGTAAAAACATATAACCCCATTTACCTGGGCCCCAATCTGCACTTCCCTGAAAGTTGCATGTTAAACTTCCTTGTGCATATCTATTACCATTACCATATGTTAAATACATTTCTTCAGCAAAAGCAGTATTTATTTTTTTATGTAATAATCTTGCTGCTGAACTACTTCCACCTTTAGAAGAAGCTGCTGTTGTTGGCAGTTTATCACCGTTTTTCTTTCTAACATTAAAATACGGATATGTGCCTTCGAATAAACGTAAGCCATATTTATATGCATCGTATATATCAATAATAGGTGATGATAAAACACCTGTTTCAAAACCTGATCTGTTTGTTAAAAGAGAACTTTCAATATACGTTCCGTTTATTCTATTAGCTTCTGCCCAAGTTGCATTAAAATCAAAAACATTATCACCACTCAAAGGTAATAAAGAGTTTTGCAATAACTCATCTGTTTTAATAGAAACATTGCTCTTTACTGAAGCATCTTCAGCTGATAAAGGGTATTGGATTGGATATATAGCTTCTGCATCATAACTTTCAACAAAAGATGAATACTGTTTATTTAAAAAATCTTTGTTTAGCTGTGTATTCCAGTGCCGAGGTTTTATTCTATATATTAAAGTTGGTTGGGCACCTAATGCTTTTGTTATCAGCCCGCGAGGTTTAAATGCTGTGCTTCCTTCTGAAACTAATGTATCTTTGCCTTCAACTTTTCTAACCTCACCGGTAACATCAGATGTTAAATCTTCTTTATAGAAAGGTATTAAAGTAGGTATGAGTTCTATCATTCTATCATCAGAAACAAATGTTCCTATTACTCTATTCCAAGCAGATCCTCTTGTATTTAAAGCACCCTGAAACTTTGTTATAAATCTTTGATATGGAGGTTTTTCTGGCAACATCTGATACCATATTGAGCTCCTTGGCACATCTGATTTTTTTGTTGCAACTACGATTATATCACCTATTCTATCACCAAGTAAAGTATTATTTATACCACCTGTTCTTGATGAACGTGGAGTTGGGCCTGTTGATGCGTTATCTACAGATGAATCAACTTTACCTCTTGCTCCAGCTGAACTACCACCTGCTTTTGCTCTGGCTTTTGCTCTTGCAATGATTTCTTTACGTGATAAAAAACCAAGCTCTCTTCCTGCCACTGATGAAAGCATATCCATTGATTTAAAATATTGATATTGGCTTCCAAGGCCCATAAGAAATGCTGTAAATTGCATATCACCAGAAGTCGTCCAAGTGCTGCCGGCCGATGTATTTGTTTGTTGATTGCCTACACCTACTTGTGCTGCAACACCTTTGCTCATAGTATCATGATATGCTTTTGATATTTTTACAAACTCTAACACACTCATTCCTACTGAAGGTGGCACTAACATATAACCAAAGTTTGTTATGAAGTTTTGTATTACTTCTTGAAAATCATGTTCAGCAGAAGCAAAATCAGCCATCTCTTTAATGTGTTCTGCCCATTCTTTGCTCGACATAATAAAGTTTGATAAAAACTTCATTTCACTATTATTAGCAACACTTTCAGTTGAACCATCTTCAGATTTTTGCAAGTTTCCTGGCATAACAACATAGTTGCAGTTTCTTATGGGCTCAATAAAATCTCTTGCTTCAATTTGAACCTGTGCATAGTTATCTATACCATCAACATTTGAAAATGTTTGCTGTATGCTTGTTATCATACCAAAAAAAGAAGTAGTTCTCGGTTTAACTTTAGTTGTTGTTAGCTTTAAAGAACCATTATCTAACTTTTCATAAACAGAAGCTGTTTCTGTTTTCATATCTAATGATGCATAATGCCTAACTGTTATAAACTGGCCTGTTGTTATAGTATCAACTTCATCTGAAAATACTGTTCTCATTAATGAAAAAGGCATTTTTAAGGTTAAGCTAAGATTTCCGCCTTTTAAGCTTTCATTTCTTGAAACTGAAGTAATATAACTTGTTAAAGAAATAGGTATTGGAGAGCTCCACGTATGTAATAGATAGAAATCGTTTTTATTATTTTTAGATTCGTTATAAGTTTCCTTTAATGAACGTGATATAACATTACGCATATTCTCTCTATTAGGTATAGTGCTTGTTTTTAACCTTGCAGATATCGTCATATCACTAAACTCATAATTTTGAGATGCAGGTGCTGCTCCTGATGCTTTAATAGGAGTTCCTGCTGTTGAACCACCTGTTGCCATTAGAAAGCTCCTAACGTTATGTTTTTACATTCAACATCTAATAATCTGTAATTTACCATATAGAAACCTCTCTCGTCTTTACATAATGATTCAGGTTTAGTTTTTAATAAATCTTGCGCCATTACACCACTAAAAGTTGCACAAGGATTATGTTTATATTTCCAAGTATATACCTTTAAGCCTGAAGGTGAATAGCCAATGTGTTTAATGTTTTCTTTTAATCTTTCGTCGCTAAAGATGTTTGCAAATTTTTGAATCGCTAAAGGTATCGCCGTTGCTATTGTTCTCATGACGCCAGAAAGGCCTATCATAGTATCTATTAAAGCCTCCATATCTTTTACATCTAAACCATCAAGTAGTTTCTGTTCGATTCTCTCATTTGTTTTAATGAGTGCCTTAATGTTTTCTATTTGATTATCGTATGTATCTTTTAGTTTTCTTGAGTTAGATTCTGCATCTGCCTTAGTTATAATAGCACCTGCATTTTTACCGCCTGTTAGAGGTGTTGATTTGCCGCCTCCCGTTCCGATAGCATCAATCTCTTCAGTTGTATATCCCATACCCATCATTGCCATATCACCAACATCTTCGCCCAATAACTCACGAAGTTTGTTTTTCATAACAGAAGGCTCCATTCTTTCTAATAATCTTCTTGCCTTCTTAAAATCACCACCAGTTTGAGCTAAAGCATCACTCATTAGTATGTTATTACCTAATCCTGAAAATGTGCTGCCTAACTGTTGGCCTACTTGAACGCCACCTTTCATTCTTATTCTTGAATATGCACTTGCTGCTGCATCACCTTGGAAACTTATACCACCTCTATTTTCAAGGCCGTTTATCTGAGCATCAGTTCCTTGGCCTAAACTTATACCCATTGCTGTGAATTGCTCACCAACAGCTAATCTTGAACTTAAATATTTTTGTGCTCCTGCACCTGTTAAACCTCGAGCATTCATTTGCCCTCTTAAATCATCACCACTAAATCCCCTTAATCCATTCACACCACTACCTCTTAGCATACCAGCATCTGCTTGCCCATACATGCCAAAACCTAAACCGCTTGAAACGGCTTTACTTAGTTCATCAGCTGTAACTCTTCTTCTTGTTCCACCACCCTGAACTATTTGTGTTGCTGCATTTAAAGCTTCACCAGCTTGCATACCTAAGTTAGAAGCAGCATTGTTTATTAGCGTTCCATTAGCCGCCATAGGGCTTCCAGCTTGTGCCATACCTGTTGAAACACCTGAATAGATCATAGAAGGCATTTCAATCTGTGCAGCCATATTTTGACGTCCTGCTAATGCTTGTAATGGAGCAGCAAGCAAACCACCAACATATGGTATCTGAGAAACAATCTCAGCCATATTCGTTCCTGAACCCATATTTGCTACCATATTGGCGCCTTTTGCAGCAAGTTGGCCTGTACGTTGAGCTGCTCTTTGGCCTCTTGTAGATTGTGCTGCTTGTTGTGCTGCTGCTCGGCCTAATCGAGCATTCCCAGGAGTTCCCGGCACCATGCCACCTGCTCTCACCGCTATCCCTGTTGCTGTTCCACTCGTCATAGGCAAATTGCCTATCGCCGGCCCTGCGCCGAATAAACCTCGACCAAAATTTACCATACCAGTTGCAAATCTTCTACCAGCGCCACCTCTCATTTGATTTACTATAGCACCTTGATTTTGATTAAACTGAAGTGCATTTAGAGATTGCATTGGGTCGCCAGTATCCAAAGCTTGCATCACCCGATTATCTGCTGCACTTTGCCTTGTTTGTTGCTGATTAGCACCCAACTGAGGTTGCAATCTTTGAAGCATTCTTGCATTTAATGCTCCCATATCACCACTACCGGGTAATCCTATACGACTTGGGCCAGCCATTCCTCCACCACCGCCAGCACCGCCACTTTTTTCTAAAGCTCTAATACTCTTTGTTAAATCTTTTATTGCTGCTATTAAATCTTTATTACTTGAAACAAGCTTTTTAATACCATCACCTAAGGCTTTGCCTCCACCACCAAAAGGTGAAGAACCACCGCCACCGAAAGGGCTACTTTTACCCATCATACCTGCAGCAGCAAAAGGAGGCATTGAAAAACCTCCCATACCACCACTCATTGATGATGTTCCGAAACCTTTACCCATTGCTCTTGCTCCGGGTGATGAAGCCATCGGGGAGCCTCCGCTGAAAGGTGTGCCTTGTATTGGTCGCATAAAATATCTCCTATTTGTTTAAGTATATTTTGAGAAGAATTGTTGCATTGCTTCTTCTGGATTTCCACCATTAACGAATGCTTGTTCTATTTCATCTATTATTGGGTCGCCGATTGATTCAACAAACTTTTTGTTGTTCTGATCTTCCCAGTGTCGCTGATACATCTCTTGAAATATATCATCAGGCATTGCCATTAATGAAAACTCAACATTCTCCCAACAATATAAATCATTATCATTAAAGATATTTATGTTTGGAAGCTGTAATTTAGTTAAGCGCTGGAAAATCAATGGAAAAGCGTTGTGGTTTCTTCTCTCCGCTACCCTCATCACTGCTGTTTCGAAAGTATCGGGTTTCGTGCTCAACTAACCTCGTGGCCAAATGATAACAAAACTCTAAATCAGAACCTACAACTTCTAAAACCCACTCAGGTGGATCTTTTAACTGTGAAACAATTCTTGCTACACACTGATAACGTGTTTTTGTATCAACAGGATAATCATCATATGCATAACCATCACATAGTCGCATAAGAATTTTATCTTGTCGTAATCTTCCTTCGCTATCTAAAATGGCAGAGCACAATGTGGCTTTCTTTAAACCCTTTTCAGTTTCGTATGATATTTCAAACTTAAGTTCTCTATCAACATACTCTTTCTTAATCATTTGTGCAACTTCTTTAGCAGCTTCTTTCTCTTTGCCAACATCTCTAACATCAACAACTGAAGCGTCTTCTGCCTTCTTTTTTAAATCAACCAAGTTTAAATTACTCATACAATACCTCTCTCGTATTTTTTGTGTTATTAATAGTATATATCAACCATTATAGCAAGTTTATTCTTTAAATAAAAAAAAATGCCGAAGTTTTTACAACAACGGCACTTTCATAACATTATTAAAGATTAGTATCTTGATAAACTAAACATTAATGACGTTTAAGTAGGATAAACTTTTTTTTGTTAAATAGGTATATATTCAAATAAACCCAGCAGATTTAACAGAGTTAAAACTGGATATATGTATCAATCATCTGCAACAGAAATGAGAGCTGCTGGGAAATGTCGTATTAGATATAAACCTTCAACGAATATCTGAACGCCCATTAGAGAAGTTCTATCAACAACAATATTGTGTGAAGCAACTTTGCATCCCTTGAGAGTATATATTCTATTTTCAGAAGAAGCACTGCCAACTGGAGCAGTTCCAGGAGCGCTATCCCATATTTCTAAATCAAAAGAAATACCGCCGCCTCTAAACATATTATCAGTTCTATCGTCTTCACCTATCTCTGTAGATCCATCTGAAGTTATCTCAGTATTTATCATACCTTTGCCGTAAGTTCTTTGCCCATCAGCATCACCGGCTTCATCAACTTCACCTTCATTTAATCCGTTAGCAGTTGTGCTTTGGAATATTCTGATAAGGTTTATTGAAGCAGATACTTGGCGTGATATTGGTGTAAGCTCTCTTGTATCAATAAAGCCTAAACTCTCAACGCGACCATTTAAAGTGTTTTCAGAAATAGAAACACCGGTAGCATAACCAGCGACTTTACCGTCGATTTTAACGATAGCTTTGGCACCCGTTATTATATTTTTTGGATTGTTAGCCATTTTATTTTATCCTTTCTTAAAAATCACTAATGTTCATTGTAAATTCAACAAAGTTTAAAGGTTTAACAACAGCTAAATCTAAGGTTATAAAAGCTGTATCATCTACAATCTCAACCTTAATGTTTCTGAAGTTTTTAATAATACCTTCATCTTTTAATCTTTTGCATCTTGTATTAACCAAGTTAATGATTCTACCAGTTGAACCTGCTAAAACTTTTGAGCCAAGTTCTTTTGTTAAGATGCTTCTTAAGAAACGTGCTGCACCTAAGATACTCTCACGAGCACTCATTTCACAGTTAATAGTTTCGTTATCTTTATTATAAGAAGAAACTCCTCTTGCAACTTTCAATGCATTATCAAAAGCTAAATAAACACCTAACTGGCATTTTCTGATTAGTTTATCTACATCAAGCTCTCTATTGAAGTTTTCTTCTGTGCTGATAAGGTTAGGTTTCAAACCTGTTAGAGGTTGAGCGTAAGGAATTGCACCTTGCATACACATCATAAGAAATGCAAAATACTCAGGCCCTAAATCAACAACATCGCCGTTATGATTTTGAACGCTCATACTTTGGTTGCAAACTGCCATAAATTTGCTGGCAAACTGTGAAACAACAGTTCCATATGCTTGGTCGATTGTGCTTCCTGCAGGAGCTCCAGCATAACCTTGCCTATCACGGCTGTAAGCTAATACTTCGTCTAAGTGTAAGCTCAATGCTTTAGTTGTATCAGTATCAGTTGTTAAGCAAGTGATGAGCTGAATATCTTTTGTTCTCATAGCATCTAAAGCAGCTTCAAAATCTGCATCAAGAGGTGCGACAGTTGTTCCGCCAGTTAAATCTCTAAACTCACTCATATTTTCTAAAACGATAGGCCAACCAACTATTTGTGCATCAACAGGATAGAAGTTTGCAGATGCTAAAACTTTGATATATCTTTCAAACTCAGCAACGTGAGCAGTAAGATACATTTTAGCTGAGCCTGAAGCATCTTGTTCATGATACACAGCATCTAAGTTTTTAGGAGCTGCACCTGCATCATAGTTAATAGCTTGAATATCAAAATAATCGCTAAGAGGATAATCAACGCCACTTGCTGAAATAACTGCGTTTGTTAATCCTTGCGCTAAAGCGTCGTATGATGCATAATCTGTTAGCTCGTATTGAACTGTTGCCAGAGCAGCAGCTGTATCTGTAGCTTTATCAGTATTTATTTGAACAACGTCTGCATCAAAATCACCTGTGAGATCAACGCTTTGTGTTGCAAAGATAGCACTTCCATTACCACTATCATCATATCCATCAGCATAAAGCTCAATGTTTAAATAACGAGCAACTTCTGTTCCTTCATCAACTTGATTTGCGCCTGCACCTCTATCATATCGCTCACCACCAGTAATCCACATCTTGAATTTTTTAGCTGCTTTAGGTGTGATGTTAAATTGTTCTTGAGCGCCTGTTGCTTCTTCTGCAGCTTCGGCACCATAAAGTGTATTTAGTTTATAAAATGCATCTAAATCAGCTGAATCAACTGAAGATTTAAAACGAATATTATTACCTTCAGCACCATATGTTAGCGATTCAAGCTTGATTGCTTTCATTAGTGTTTCATTAGCACCTGGGTTTGCACCAACGATAGTTTCTCCAACGATTGCATTTGCAGCATTAAGGTGTCGTCCGTTAATGTAATTTGAAGCAATAGTTTCACTTCCTGCATTTACAAATGTTAAAGACGCTGCAGAAGCTGAGCTATCCACAATCGGTGATTGAAACATTTTATTAAGTAAAAGCATTTCATAATCTGTGGGGTAAAGCTCAGGAACCGTTGGGCCGCTACCGTTTCTAAAAACATTTGCGGTTTTTGGTTTGAGCTTTGGAAAGTGGCCGATAACGCACATATTCTTAGCATCTAAACTTTCTGATGCTAAAAGCTGATTGTTTATATCGACAACAACAGAGGGAAGGTAAAGATTTCTCCCTCTAAAACTTATTGAACTTGGCATAATTGTTATCTCCTATTTCGAAATTGGATGTTTATCCTTTATTATATATCACTAACAGCATTAATATTTAACTTTTGTTTAACTATTCTGATGAAGGAACAGCTAAAACATTTTCAACAACACTATCAGCATCATTATAATCAAAAGGTATATTTAAGTTGAGTTGCCAGAATACTTCAACTTCGTCGCTGAAAGGCTGAACTTCTAAGATTCTCTGTGCGTTATAAGTTAGCTCACGAGCATAATATATCTCATCTGAGCTTGTATAACCTTCATCGTTTTCTAAAGCTTCTGATGATACAAAATCAAAGTTAAGATAACCATTTTGTAAGAAGCCATTTTTAAAAAGTAATAAAACACTCTGAATAACTCTATGTAATATTCTGGTTAAATCATAATCTTTATCACATATTTTTATTCTGCTTTCAAGAGATAAAAACAGTTGTTTATTTCTTCCGCCATTTGATAATAATTGCTCATTCATAGAAGAAGCTTCTTCATAAGCAACTGAAATGGCTGGAGTTTTTTCTATCTTTCTTGAAAAACCTTTGGTAAAAGAAACATCTGCTACAGAAAACTTGTTCCAGTATTTAGTTCGAAGATTTTGCCCTAACTCAGGAAACAAACCTTCAAATGCTGCTTGATTACCTTGATAAGCTTTAATGCCATTAGAAACAGCATGCAGAATATGTAAATCAATCATTATAGTATCTCCAGTTTTGCATACGCTTGAACTATCATTGGAGTTGGTGTTTCTACACCTTTTTCTCTAATAACAGTATCTCGCAGTGAGTGTGGATATGAAGAAACAACATAGATTGGGTTTGCGTAATAAACTATTGTATAATATTGGCCATCTAAAGGTGCAGATGCTAATGCATCGCCTAAAGTAAAATCAATATATAAATCATCACCGTTAAGTGTTATTTCGTAATCTACACCTTCTTCTAAACTACCATTTACAACAGCTAATCCTGATGCATCTGTTTTATGAAGGTATAAAGTTCCTTTTTGTATATCACCTGCAGCAAGCTTTAATGTTCTTTGTGAAAGTATATGTGATGTTTTATCTAACCCAACAACTGTTGAAGTTGTTGAGCCTCGTTTTAATATTTCGTTTTGCACTATATGAGAGTTTTTTAATCTAAACCTATCACCAAATGCAGGTAAATGCTCTGGTAATAATGATAGTTTAACTTCATCATATCTTGTTGTGCCTTTAATATCTGTTTTTTCTTCGCCTGCAGCGTTTGTAACTATAGCTTTAATAGATTGTTTTGAATGACGAATAATACCGCTACCATTACATACTGGGCAAGTTGAGGGATGTGAATCTGAAATGTTTCCTTCATCAGAAAAATCATCAGATAAACCTGTCGTCATTCTTAGATCTAAACCATACTCATTAGTATTTACGCGTGATGGGCATTTAGCAGTTTGCTCCCACTCCACATCAATACCTTTTTGTGCATGAAATCTTCTGAACTCTTCTGACATGAAATCAGAACGTGCTTTAGTAAGGCTTTGTGCTTTTGGTGTAAGTATAGCCATGTTTAGAAACCTATCGCAAGGCCAGCAATTTTATATCTTGCTTTGATTATAGAAACTGCATCTTTTAACTGCCTTCTATAACTTAGCATTCTTGCACCGTAAGCTGCTGATGTTGCTGACGCTGTAGATTGTATGTTTTGTTTTAATCCATCAACCTCTAATGCAAAAGCTCCAACACCTGCAGAAAGAGCTAAATCACCTGCTGTATCAAGAGGAAGCATTGCAGCCATATAGGCTATTGCTTTAACCATTGCTTGAGGAACTGTATGTATTTTAACTTTAATAACTGCATCTCCAACTGTAGGAGTAATAGATGTTCTTATTGAGTATTTATCTTCGTGTGAATTGAAAGATTTTATTTTAGGAACTGCTGCACCCGCAATGTTTCCATTACCATCATCAACTATTTCAAAAACAAAGTTAGGTTTAGCTACTAAGTTTTCACCTATTACTATATCCAACACTTCAGTTGAATTTTGAGGTATAGTTATTGTTTGTTCTATAAAGTTAAATCCTGCTGTATAATCATAGTTGAAATATGCAGGAACTCTTTCATATGCTCTAAAAGCTGTAATCGGATCTGTTAAAAGTGGCAAACTATTGCTAAAAGTAAATGTGCCTAATGTTTCTGAAGTGGGTATTAAATGAATTGAACCTGCTTCTGGTGAAGATATATTTACCCAAGCTAAAGGTATTGATGTTGCAGGATAGTTGCCGTATGTTATTTCTACTTTATCAACGGTTTTAACGGGCCTGTAATCTAATTGTGAGCCCCAAAAACTATATTTGTTTCCACTATAACCATCGTGTCGCTCACCTTTATTTGAATATTCATCAATAGTGATACCTAACTCATTCTCAATAACAGAAACAGATTGGTCGATACATGCTTCAAACAAATCGTCTGGGTAATCATTACCTGAATCATCTGTTAAATCAATTCCAAACAGTAATGTATCTTTCAGATATTGTGGTGTTATGATGTCGCGAATACCAAATGCTGCCATCTTTGTATCTCCTGTTTTAATCTGTTTGAACTTTTGTAAGTTTTATTTAGGTTTAAACAAGTATAAAGTTTTATTTTAACTGTGTTTAACCTCGTGTTTTATTTGATGCCTAAAAAGAAGCCTTTAGCAAGCTATTGAGAGAGGGCAAACTAAAGGCTTCAGCGAGTTAAAAACTCGAAAAATGAACTGTATATAAATACTCCCCTCAGAAGTATTTCAATAAACTAAAAGCTAAGGCTTAAAGTAATACTGAAGGAACATCACGAAGAGTGAAGCACTTAGAAGGAATTTTCACTACAGGTGATCCGAAGAGCATCAATAGGAATTGTCGTGCTGAACCAGTTTCTGCCAAAGGACGACGAAGGAAATCGAGAAGACGAGCAAACTCGATAACGCCTTGATCCATTTGTGCGAAAACGATACGTCCATGGCCCCAACGCTCAATACCATAATCCTCGAACTCACGTCCAACGATTTCTGCTTGAGGAACCTCAGCAATAAGCTTACTATCACGAATAACCTCAGCATCAGTAAGAGCGTCAGCAGCTGCTTGGCTATATCCTGGTTTGAGGCGATAGATACGATAGTAAAGTGCTCCGTTAGGATTACTTACTTGGAACTTAATCGGCTCTGCTTGAGCACCACTATCACCTTGGATAGAAGATGCAGAAACGATAGGTGCGCCGTATCCTTGCTTGCTAACTGGAACTACAACATAACGGAAGAAACCATTGTGATTATCAGTTGCGCCGCCAGCAAGATCCCATTTAGCTACGCCTGCGCCTGAAGCTACAGGAACCTGAGTAAATGCACCACCGATTGCAGCTGAACCAGCAGCACTTGCAGAGAAGTGGCGGCTAAGGAAAGGAGCTGAAACAACAGGAACTGGCCCCATGGGCCCCATGATGTGGAGTTTTGGCCCAGCACCAAGAGTTTGAACACCGTTAGAACCACGATCTACCATAAGAAGTGAATCATGACGACCGTTTTGAACTGATTGCTTGATAAGCTGGCTGTATAAACGAGGCTCCATCATAACAGTATCAGGACGACCAAAACGAGGTGCGCTGTGAAGCTCACCAAGAATGTCGTGAAGTTTAGTTGGGTCGAGAGAAGCGCCTTCGTTAGAAACAGTATTCTCAGAGAAAGCCTGCCCACCGTTTGCGTCAGTTCTTGCTCCGCCTGCACGCTCAATTTGCTTTAAGATACCGTCGAAAGGAGTGCTTCCTGCTGCATCAAGCTCTTCGTCGCCCCAGAATAACTGTTGCTCAACTTTACGCATGAGGCTCATTGTTCCTCTTTCAGTTTCTTCAGCTAAACCATTTGGGTTGCTTCCAAGAATACCAACAAGAGTAGCAACATCAGAAATCTGACGTCTTTCGGCCATATACTTGATTTTTACGTTTTTACGCTCATAAACAGAAGCAGTTGAACCAAAATCACTTGAAGCTCCGCCACCCTCTGAAATGAAGGGGTCGAGATCTTGGCCATGCTCTTTGATTACTGCATATTCATGTAGTGTATTAGAAACTTGAACCTTAGGAAGCATCGGCCAAAGAGCCAAATCTTGCATGCTATGAGTAGCAGAAGCAAGAGTTCCTTCGATTGATTGTGGAACGATAGCATTAAAGCCTGAAGTGCCAGCAGCGGATTGATATCCAACTTCACTGTTCTTTTTAAGTGCATCGTTAAGACGGGTTAGATCGTTAATATCTACGTTTTCGTTAATGTTAGGTAACATCTGTATCTCCTATTAAAGTTTTATTTCAGTTAATGATACGCCAGCTTCGAGCTTAGATACTGCCTTGAACAGTTCTTTACGGCGTGGTAAATCAGCGGTTTTGATTTCAACAAGAGCTTTGCTGATGAGCTCAGGACGAGTTAGTTCTGTAGTTTCTTCAACTACAACTTCTTCACGAACTTCTACAGGTTCTGAAACTGTTTTAACGATTGGCTCTTTTTCAAGTTCATCAACTTTCTTAATAAGCTCTTCGTTTTCACAAACAGATTCTTCAACTGTTTTAACCAACTCATCATTTTGAGCTGTTAGTTCTTCATTCTTCTTGGCCAACGCTTCAGTTTTTTCTTCGGCATCAACGACACGCTTTGCAATCGGTTCGACTTTTTCGTCGAGGTTCTTTGCAATTTCTTCTGCTTTGTCGTTGATACTTTTTTCAATATCTTCAACAGAAGGAATAGCTAAGCTTTCAAACTTTTCCATCACAGCATCAATCTTCTCATTAAGAATATCTAATGCTTTAGAAAATGTTTCCAGCTTTTCAGTTTGAACCTCAATCAATTCATCGGCACCTTTTGCAATAACTTCAGAAGCTTTTGCTTCGCTATCAAGTGCTTCCTTAATGTTTTTAAGAAGCTCTTCGATACGATTGTTATCACTTTCGGTTTTCATATGTATCTCCTATTTTTGAATTGAGTTGAAAGCTATTATAATAATATTACTGAACATTGTTTAACTATTGTGTATTATATAACAAAAATGGTGTGCATTACAGCGCGCATTCTTTATTTAACTTAATAGCGGCCGGCAAAAAACTTTTCCTGAGCATATTACCAACATTCATATTATTATATATATCTTTACTTTTATGTTTTATTAGTTTTAGGCTAATTTTTTTTTATTTATTTAACGTTTTGTTATTCGCGCATCATTTGATGAACGAGCTCCATTATCTTCTCATCTTTCAATTCTGGATATTTTGAAAGTATTTCTTGGATTAACTCACGTACTTTCTCATCTCCAAAATCTTCAGAACTTTTTTCATCATCTATGGATTGAACTCTTATTTCTTCATTCTTATCCATCTCCATACGTGCCTCTTCTATAGCTTGCGCACCTTCGAAGGGGGCAATATCATGTTTAATATCACCGCTTTCTTCTTCATCATTCTTGGGTAAAACAGCTTCTTCTTTGAGCTCAGGCAAACTTTTATCCATCTCTTTATCTTCTTTATCGTGATAGCTCATATCCATTTCTTTCATTTCTACATCAAGATAGTGGTAAGAAGCTTGAAGGTAATCTAAAGCTTTTGTTATTTTAGCCTGAACCCATTCTGGTAAATCAACATCTTCAGGTAATGAACCTAATAGCTCACATAGTTTCATAGAGTAATCTTCAAGCATTTTGCTTTGTTTATAACTCATTGATAAATCTGAATATTCTTTTTGCATTTCTTCTTCTTTTGATTGTATATTCTTTTTTACTATTTCAAAATCAGCATCTGTATTACATGGGTTGGCTGTAATGCTTACGTTTAATACTTTTGCTTTAGTTATTATTTTAGGATTTCTTGGGTCGCGAGCCATAACTCTGCCTTCAACAGAGAATCCAAGCTTACGGTTAGAACCCGCATCTTTCATTGCATCGATTGTTTCTAATATATCTTTAACAATTTTCTTCTTCTTGTAAAGCATACCTTTCATAACGGTTGCTTTTAAACCTTCCTTTTCAGAAGGCACAATCTTAAGAGCTTCACCAAGTATATTTTCAACGCCAGATCTATGTTCATAGTTCAAATAACCACTCGACATTAAATAGCTGAAATCTAAACCATCTTGTTTGATGATTTCGCCAGATGCATCTGTTTTTTCGGAGGATATTACGCCTTCAATAAAAACTTTATCATCTTTAGCTTTTTTAATATCAAGAGAAATGGGTTGATAAGCAACAAAATAATTGTTATCAGTTTTAATCATATCATTATTCCTTTATCTCTATTTTTAGTTTTAGTGCTTCAGTTAAATCAACTTTTCTTTCTTTAACTGCAGTTTCAAGAAGTTTCATTGCTTTTCCGCCTACAATATGCCAATCTGGTCGTTTTGAACTATATCTCTTTTGAATATTCCAAGCTTTTTCAAACTGTGATAACTTAAGTTCTCCGTTTGCTAAACTTTTAGCAATCCTTAAAGAAGCATTTGAGCCTCTTTTGAGCTTCTTGTATTTAGAAACTGAATGTATTGATGTTCTAATAATAGCTTCACCAAGTTCAATATAAATAGGTTTTTTAGGTGCTTCAACAACAGCTTCTTCAATAATAGGCTGTTCAATAACTGTTTCTTCACCTCTTGCTTTTCTTAATAACGCTGTAAAACTCATTATGCCCTCTCATGCTTTGGTTTTATTTATTATAGTTTGTATGTTGGATTAGTATATCTATCCGAAGATTTCATATAAACTAACGTCCAGTAATCTATTTGTTTTTGTAGTTCATCTCTTTGTTCTTTACTCATCATCATCCTCTATTTCATTTGCTTTAAGAATAATCTTTTCACACCAGCTCATAGCTTCTAAGCCGCCCCAAGCCAATATCATTGTATATCCGGCATCTTCATACCATTCTTTACCTTCAGGGATATCTGCATTCTTTTCGTGACGTTTTAAGAAGCTATACATACGTTTAACTGTATCTAAAGAAATGTTTTCTCTATTTGCTAACTGCCTTGCTCTTTTCCAACCAACTGGCGTCCCGAAATCAAAGTCGTGTTCTTCTTTAGCATCTAATGCTTTTTGTGCATTATCAGCAATATATTGAGGAACTACATATGTTTCTTCAACCTTTAATAGAGTATCTACGTTAATCTCTGTTTTAACTTCTTCTTCATTAGGTATGTTATCATTAGAAACTGATTTTTTGCTTTCTAAATGCTCTTCCCAAAGGTGCATATCAACTTTTCTTGCACCAGATTTTGAATCAAATAAGAAGGAATAAACTCTTGCCCTCGACCAAGATTGTGGTGTTGCACCAGGGCGATGGCCTGATGTTGCATATGCTGCTAAACCTTTATCATAAACTTCTTCAATAATCTTTTTAGAAACGCCTGATACTTTACTTGCTGCACGTATAAATTCATCTTTACCGGGCTTTTTAATCTCTTCTCTTACTTCATCAGCCTTTTTAGATGTAGTGCCTTTGTTTTGTTTGGCTTTTTCAATATCTTCGTCGCCAGGGAGTGGCCCATATACTGGCTTTCCAGTTTCTCTATAAACTTTTTTACGTCGTTCTATTTCTTTTTCACGTTTTCTTTTTGTATCTTCATCTAAACCTTCAAAGTATTCTGAAGGATGTGATTGGCCATCATTATCAAAATCAACGCTTTTATCAACGTTTTCTGTAATATCAGCAATACCTGCTTTAACACCAGCAACTTTTAGTTGAGCGTAATATGCAGCAACAACATCACCATCTTCTAACTCTGTTAAATCGTGTGAAGCTCTTATTTCATTAAGAGTTAAATACTTCATCCGATGCTCTTCAACTTTCATTTTATCAAGCAAAGAAATGCTATCTAAGTAGTTGAATGTAATCTCAAATCTATCATCAATTTGCGAAATAATATATTTGTTTATCCACCCTTCGATACTTCTAATAAGTGGTCGCAAACCTTTTTCTTTACCCATGAGTATTCTTGCATTTGGATCAGCTGTAACAAAAGAGTTTCCGCTACCTTCATTACCAAAAACAAAGCCAATCTCTGCAGGATCCATTTGAAATACTGAACATGATAGCTTTATTAAATATTTAAGCCAGTTATCATATTCCATTTCTTTGTTGGAGTTGCTAAGGTTGATAGATGATATAGCTTCGTCGCCTTCTGGGTCGAGTTGTATTAGTGGAGTTCTTTTAGCGTTTTGAACCCCATTTAACATTTGATAAAACTCACGCCTAAATGCTCTGAAAAGGTTTGGGTTCATTTTGCTTTTAACAGCAATGATACCGTTTGCGTTTATACCATTAGTAAAGTTTGATGCATTATATGTTTCAGCTTGATAGATGTTTTGTATAACACCTACTAGCTCTTCTAACTCAGGATATCCGTATTTAAGTGAGCTTAAATCTGTTCTTGGTCGTCTAATACCAAAACATAAATCTTTTTGGCTATATTCAGCAACAACTTTGTTAGATATTACTTGAACATATGCTGCTCTATCTTTATCTCTTCTACCAGCTTTAATCTCAGCTTCAGAGAGTTTTGCTCTTCTTACAGTTTTTGCATCAACTGGCTGAAAAGCAACAACATCGCCTAATCTATTTCTTACTATTTCAAAGTTGCACTGGTCGTATGCTAAACTATCTCTAACTATTTGCTTTAAGAAATTTTCGAAGTTAAGTTCAAAATCTGTAGGCTCTGAGCCACAATTTTCAATAAATGCTCTAAGCATCTTCATTGTTTCTTTATCTTCATCACTCGGCTCAGCTTCTGTATCTTTAAGTTTTATTGAAAAACCTAAATCATCATCATCTGTAAATCGAGCGAACTCAGCAACCTGATTAATCCTTGTTTGTAAGATACTTGATACGATTGGGTGTTTTGTTAAGTTTTCTAACTGATGATAAGTGATAGCACCACGGCCACCTACATCATAGTAATAATCACTTTTACCTTTCGAATCACTTAACATACTAATATTAGCTGAATCGTATGGGTTTAACTCATACGACCTTGCTTCTTTTTGAAGTTCATCAATAACGCTTTTATTTATTTCGTTATCTTCTCCTTCATTTGCTGCTTTAAATCTTTCAAACCAATTAGGCATGCTTAACTCCGTTTGTTTTAATAATAAGTATAACTATTATAAGTAAAAAATCTAAAAGATTTACTATTAGTTATCTCTTTGCATTAAATGCGCAATATTAGTATCTATTCGAGTTAAAGTTTGCTTCATATTGCTCATCTCTTCTTTGATTTCGCTTGTTTCTAACTTTAAATCTCTAATATCACGCCTTTGTTCTCTAAGTTGTTCAACTTCAGTTTCAAGTTTCTGTATATTTTTTGCTGTTTCTTTACTATCTTTGTGCCAAGCAAAAAAGAAACCTAAACCTGAAATAATTGTGCCAATAGATACGGCTACATTCGTCTCCATAGTTTTGATGCCTTTTCTTCTGGGTATGTTATTATCTTCCATAAACAGGCTCCTCCTCCTGTATTCCCGCGATTGCGGCCACCCTATAGCAGATAAGGGTATCTCATTTAACTTCTGCTAAACTTTCTTAGTAAATATGATTAAACATATAAACCTTGAAAGAATAAAAAACCTGCGTCATCCTCGAGTTAATCTCTTAACTATTAGAATGAACCTAAATCAACTGCCTTCCAAGTATTGGTTGAAACACATACATAGATTTTGTTTGCATCAAAACGAATATCGCCAGCTGTTCCTGTAGCAGAAGCACTTGCAGGAGCTGAACCTTCAAGCCTTACCTGTGCAGTAAGAAGCCCAGCACAATCAACAGAAGCTGCTTCAAGTGCGCCAACATCCATTGCACCCTTAGTATAGTTTCCACTTACAGCAACAACATCAGAAGATGGCTCTGTATCGTGAGTAAATACCTTGAATTTATCATCAGTTTCATCAAAGAAGAAACCGCAGAAGCTATTAGAAGATCTTTGTGAGTAGAAACCGTGATCCTTGGCTGCAGTATTATTAACACCAAGTTCTAATAAAGTATCACCAAGAGTAACTGTAGCAGCTGCAGCAGTAAGGTTACCACCAACAACAACATTACCAGTTGAAGTAATATTACCACCAACAGCTAAATCGTCAGCAATAGTCACGTCATTAGGCAAACCGATTGTGATAGTATCGTCAGAGATAGAAGTTTCAATCTCATCAGAAGTTCCGTTGATAGTAAGTGTTCCACCCAATGCAATATCATTAGAAGTTCCACTACCAGCAGCAAGAGTAAGGTGGTCGTTAGCAATCATTGCGTTAGTAATAGCATCATTAGCAATTGCAGACGTCATTGCAACGTTGCCAGTAGCATCAAATGATACATTAGCAGCAGTAACTGGGCCACCAGTAATACCAATGTTTCTTGCAGTTTCAAGAGCTGTTGCAGTTCCTGCATTACCAGAAGTATCACTGGATATTGAAGCAGGAAGAGTATAAGTAATCTCATTAGCAGATGCACTGTAATTTACACTAAGGCCAGAAGCAGCAAACTTAAGAGTTGAACCTAATGCTCTATCATGATCTACACTATCAACTTGAATAATAAGCTTATCATTTGCAAGCATATCATTTGTGATTTGGTCGTCAGCAATAGATGAAGTAAAGGCAACGTTTCCGGAACCATCAAAACTTACATTAGCAGCACGAACCGGCCCGCCTGTGATACCAAAGTTTCTTGCGCTTGCAAGAGTTGTTGCTGTTGAAGCATTACCTGTTAGAGCACCAACAAGGCTTGTAGCAGAAACTGAATCTAATCCACTTACGTCATTAGGAAGGCTAAGAGTAATTGCATCGCCAGATACTGCTGTAACGATTTCGTTTGATGTTCCGTTAATGGTAAAGGTATCACCAAGTTGTAGAGCAGTTGAACCACTGCCACCAGCAAAAGTGATTGCGTCGTTAGCAAGCATGTCGTTTGTGATAGCTTCATCAGCGATAGTTGATTGAAGAGCAACAGCGCCAGAACCATCAAAACTAATATTAGCAGCTCTAACAGGGCCGCCAGTAATACCGATATTTACTGCAGAGTTAAGTGCGTTTGCAGATGAAGCATTACCATTAAGTGCTGCTGAAATTGTAGAAGGTAGGCTAAAGGTATAACGATTAGTTGCAGAACCATAAGAAACGTCGATTTCATTAGAAGTTCCTGCAATATCGATAAATCCACCCAAAGCAATAGTTTCTTGTGAAGATCCAGCAAGTTTAAGCTCAATACCAGGGTTAGCTAACATATCGTTAGTAATCTGGTCGTCTGCGATAGTAGTAGTAAGAGAAAGATTACCTGTTCCATCAAATGAAACTGCAGAAGCTTGAACTGGGCCTGAACCGATTGCGAAAGTTCTTGCGCTTTCCAATGCAGTAGCTGTAGAAGCATTACCAGTTAATGCACCAACGAGTGAAGTAGCGCTAACAGAAGAAAGGCCACTTACAGCTGAAGGTAATCCGAATGTGTATGTTCCACTTGAGCGAGAAACCTCAAGCTCATTTGAAGTTCCTTGGAAAACCAATGCGCTTCCAATCTCAATAGTAGCTGGAGTTGTTCCATCACCAAAAGAGTATCCTGGGTTAGCAAGCATATCATTAGTAATCTGGTCGTCTGCGATAGAAGAGGTAAATGCAACATTTCCTGAACCATCAAATGATACGTTAGCAGCTCTTACTGGGCCAGCTGTAATACCAAGATTACGCGCAGTTGCTAAAGCAGTTGCTGTAGTTGCATTACCACTTAGAGCACCTTCAATATCAGCAACAAGAGTAGCAGCTGATCCACCAGTAACTGTGGTTGAAGGCTCAGAAGTAATCTCTTCTAATAGTTTAAATTTACCGCTATCATTAGCATCACGAACTAAAGCAGCATATTTATCAGCTCCGTCGTTATATAATCCGTAAAAACCAATGTCGAGTGCATCGCTGCTATTTCCGCGAGCAAGCTTGATTAGTGGATCTTCAACATCTAAGTTAGATACTTGAAGAGAAGTGTTTGTTCCTGTAACAGTAAGATTACCTTGAACTTCAACGTTTCCTGAAGCTGTAATAGTAGCGACTTGAACGTCAGCCGCATGAACTGTTCCCCATTTAACACTTGAGGTTCCGAGGTCGTGGCCCTCGTTTGAATCTGGTCGTAAAGCTGCCATGATGTAAATCCTTTCAGATTTTTAGTTTAATATTTATGTTTTATGATGCCGAGTATTTTATGACGCTGTAATACTATATATATCAAACAATAGTTAATTTATTAAAAATCCCTATTTTATTTTTTTTATTATTGCAGATTGCTGGTTATATTTATAATAGAAAAAAACCTGAAAGGATAAAATAATGAGTGATAAAAAATACGAGAATGGTTTCCAAAATCCCCAAATACAAAAAGAGTTAGGAAAACGTGGTGCTGCTTCATCTCTTAAGAAACAAAGAGAAGAAGAAAGCGGTTTTTTTGATGCCGAAAATAAAGTTAAGGGTGGTAAAGCTGCACAACCTATACTTAAAGAAAGTAATAAAGGTTTATATAACGAAGAAGTTAGAAAAGCAGGCACTAAAGCTGCTGTTAAATCTAAAAACTTTATGAATAACCAACAGAAAAGTTGCCCTAACTGTGGATATACTAACAACCCAGGCGTAGTCGGTCGTCATATGAAAAAGTGCGTAGAAACTAAAGAGTTATCTGAAGATGAAAAGAAAACTGAAGAGCTTCTAAAGCAACAAGCAACAGAAGCTCTTCGAAGCTTATTAGATATTTAATCCAGATACTGAGCCTGTAAATGCTGCATCACCATCAGTTTGAACGTCAAAGTGAATATCAGAACATCTTTCAGCACTTGTGCCATAGAAGATGAAGTCGAAACCAAATCCTCCTGCTCCAAATCCATCAAGATATGATTGGCCTAAGTTATAAGCGAATGGGCCTGCGTGGCCTCTGATAATAGGTGAGCTATCCATAACTGCTGAAGTTGTTGATGTATCATTTCTCAACATACCACCACAACGTTGCTCCAATGAAGTAGCTCTTGTTTGTAGTGCTGTGATATCTGTATCATTACTTACGATAGCAGCTTCTGCAGTATCTAAATCATCTTGTGTGGTTTTAAGTTGTGTATCTAATGCTTCACGAGCAGCCTTCATTGTAGAAGCACTATCCATATAGTTAGAGCCACTGTGTGCAACATATGAGCCAGAAGAACTTAAACCTGCAGCTGTTTCAATAGCATCAACTTCAGTTTGTAGAGCAGAAATACTTCCGCCACTAACTCCAGCAATATCATCTTCATTAGTTTTAACTTGTGCATCCAACGCTTCAATAGCAGCTTTTAAACTATCACTATTCGAA